GTTCTTCGACTGGGACTGCCATGCGCGGATTGTCGACTATGACCCGGCGGCGATCGTTGGATCGGTCAAGCAGGGCGACCAGAGGCTGATCGTGATGGTGAGCGACCTCATCGCCGTGCAGTTTCCGCTGCCGGTGGTGCAGGGCGACAAGGTGGTGTTTGCCGGCCGGGAACTCAATATCGAGAAGGCCGACGGCAACACGCGCCGGGTGCAGGGCCGTCTCGTCGCCTATGAGCTGCAGGTGCGCGGGGGTGGGCCCTGATGGTCCGGCTGGTGGGTGCGAGCCGCTCGATCGCCGTGGCGGCGCAGGCGACGATAGAGCAACTGACGGCAACGCATGCGCGGATTGCGCGTCGCGAGCACGGCAGGATCATGACGGCCAATCCGCGGCCCAATGCCTTCGTGCGGCATGTCGATGGGCGCGAGGGCGTGCCCGAAGAGTCCGTGCGGCCGTTCGGCATCATCGTCTACGACTACGTGCGCCTGGCGCAGGTGGTCCAGTACGCGTTCGAGGTGCTGTTCTCGCTCTCGCCGGTGCTCTCGGGCGAGTATCGCGCCAGCCACATGCTGTTCATCGACGGCGCGCCGGCAGCCAACCTGGCGGGCTGGAAGCCCGGGCAGGAGATCTCGATCACCAACACCGTGCCCTATGCGCGCAAGATCGAGATTCCGGCCATGAGACTGAGGGTGCCGGGAAGTGCCCAGGTCTACCAGCAGGCGGAGCGACGGCTGAAGCGGCGGTTCGGCAACATCGCCGAGATACGGTTCACGTATCGAGCCGTGATCGAGTCGCGGCAAATCGACCAGATGGCGCAACCCTCTGCCGGTCAACCCTGGTACTGGGGCGGCGCGGCGGCTCGCGGGGGCGGGGCGACGGCGCACAACAGGTCCAACGTGCGCTTCCCGGCGCTGATCATCCGGAGCCGCTGAGATGGCGAGCTATGCCGGGGCAAAGGCGGCGGTCAGGACCTATTTTGCGGGTCTCTGGACGACGACACCGGTGCTGTTCAAGAACGGCAGCACGGATAGGCCGAAGGGCGAGGACGGGCAACCGCTGCCCTGGCTGTTCTTCGAGATCGTCGGCAGCGGCAGCCGCATCTACGCTGCCGGCAAACCCGGCAACAGCGTCTGGTACTACGACAGGCTGATCCAGCTGCACGTCTTCGTCCCCAAGGGCGAGGGCGAAGACCGGGCAACCGAACTGGCGGACACCGCCGGCGAGCTGTTTCGGGCCAAGGTGCTCTACGACGATGTGACGCCGGGCTGCTACGTGCGGACCTGGGCGCCCAGCACCGACGAAGACGATGACGGCGCGGCCGACGAAGAGGGTGTCTACTTCCGGCGCACCTGCCGCATCCCCTTCGAGTACTGGCACCGGGCCTGAGTTTCGTTTCGCGGTCGCCTCGCATAGGAGCTCGCGACTCGCTGGGATCTCTGTTTCGCGGTCGTATCGCATAGCGGCTCGCACCTAGCGGGCGCCCTTCAACACACTTTTCTCATCGAGGAGCTGCTCACATGGTGTTCCAGAGCAATTCGAACCGCTATTCCGCCTACAAGGTGCAGTCGGCTCTCGGCTCGCAGGCCAGCGGCGCGGCTGCCAAGATCTTCCGCTCGACCGGTACCGGCGGCAGCGGTGCGCTCACCAAGGCGGTCACAGCCAGCGGTGAGGTGCGGCGCGACGGCATGCGCTCGCGTGGCCGCCACGGCTCGCAAGGGGCCACCGGCAGCGAAGGCGGGCAGCTGGCCATCGGCGCCTATGACGACGTGATCGAAGCGATCATGCGCGGCACCTGGGGCAGTGCCAATCTCGCCATCACCGAGGCTGACATGACCAGCATCACGGTGACCGAACACGCCATCGTTGCGGCGGCCGGGTCGTGGATCACTGAAGGGCTGCGCGTCGGCCAGGTCATCCGCCTGACCGAAGTTGCCGACGCCGCCAACATGAACCGCAACCTGCTGGTTACCGCACTCACGGCTCTCGAAATCACCGTGGCCGAGACGCTCACCCCGAACGCGTCGCCGGATACCGACTTCACCGTGACCCGGCCAGGTTGCGTGCTGATCAATCCCGCGGCCGGTGCGCTGCAGAAGCGCTATTTCACCTGGGAAGATCACGAGGTCGATATCGATGCGTCGGAAGTGTTCACCGACTGCGTGTTCCAGTCTGGCAAGTTCACGATGCAGCCCGATGGCATCCTGCTGTTCGATGCCAACTGGACGGGCACGGGCCGGTTCGAGAGCGTCGAGGACAGCGCCTCGCCGCATTTTACCTCGCCGGCGGAAAACTCGGCCGTGCCTCTGGCGGTGATCGAAGCCGCGGTGCGCCTCGGCGACGAAGACGTCGCCGACTGCAGCGCTTTCGACCTGACCTTCGACATCGGCGCCAATGCGCCAAAGACCTTCGGCGTACCCGGCACCCGCTATTCGCCCGACGTGTTCACCGGGCTGATGGGCATCACGATGAACATCACCATGCTGCGGCAGGACCATGAGCAGGTGGCCCGGCACCTTAGCGAGGAGGTGCTATCGCTGCATGTGCTGGCGGCCGAGCCGGATGCGGCGCCCGAGGACTTCTTCTCCATCCATGTGCCCAACTTTACGCTGGGTGGGGTGCAGAAGTCGGCCAAGAGCATGGAAGCCGGCGGCATGACGCAGACGCTCTCCATCCCGCTCGAGCTGGTGGGAAAGGACGAGCGCGGCGGCGCCTATGACCCGACCATGATCTCGTTCCAGCGGTCGAACGCTTCGTAGCGGAACCCTCAAGATCGCGGCCGGCACGCCGCGACATGCAAAGGCCGGGGCGCTTTGCCCTTGCCCTGAGGGCTGGGGGTGCCGCCCCGGCCCTTTCTCATTTGCAGAGGACAGACCATGACCACAAAGCCATCGACTGACGTCGTGGACATCGACGCCTTCCTGCCGGACGAACTGTTCGAGCTGGCGATCCTGAAGCCAGGCACCACCGAGCCGACCGGTTGGGTGCTGCAGCTGGCGCCACCCGGCCATGACAAGGCTGTTGCCTATTCCACCTCATCGAGCAAGGCGCGGCTCAAGAAGGAAGCGCTGGAGCACGCGCAGCAGGTCAACGGACGCAAGGTCAAGCCGGACGAGCGCTCGGTGGATGAGCAGAAGCTCGACAACGTCAATTGGGTGGCGAGCCGCCTGCTGGGGTGGTCGACGGTCAAGAGTGCCCTGTTCGGGCCCGATCCGATCCCGTTCAGCGACGACAACGTCCGCATGGTGTTCATGCACCCGAAAATGGGTTGGGCCTATGCCCAGGTGGTCGATCACCTGACCGAAGAGGGAAATTTTACCAAGCGCTCTGCGTCGATCTCATCGACCACGCCGAGCGCGCCTTCGTCCTAGGAACTCCGACCGAGGATGGTACGCCCTATGGCGACGTCCTCAAGGGCCTGGTGAAGCGGGCCCGAAAGCCCGAACGCCGGGCGCGTTACGAGGCGCTTCTGGAGTGCCCCCCGCGTCCGCCCGAACTCGACTATCTCTGGCGGCTGTTCTTCCGGCTCCGGCGCCGGAAGGGCAGCGCCGGCATGGGGCTCTCGCCCTGGGAGTGGCCGGACCTGATGGCCTTTCTCTCGCTCAACCGCATCGACCTCGCGCCCTGGGAGATCGGCGTGCTCGAGGATCTGGACGACGCCTTCCTCAGTGCCCGCCACGCGACGCCCGAGGACGAGCTGGAACAAACCCCGCAGTTGGAAACCGATGGCTGACGAAACGCAGATCACAGAGCTGATCGTCGATGCCCGGGGTGCGACCGCGGGGTCGGCCGAGTATGTGCGCGCCATGGCGGCCGCCCAGCGGGCCGTGGACCAGCTCTACGATCGCGACCAGCGTCTGGCCGAGGCGCAGCGGCGCGGGGTAGGGGTTATGCAGGCTTCAGCCGGTGGCATTGCCCGCACGGCGGCCGCCTGGGACCGGCTGCGCTCTTCAATCGACCCCGTGGCGGCGGCCGAGATCCGGGCGCAGCGCGAGATCGAACGGGCGGTGGTCAGCGCCGACAATGCCGTCAAGCGGGGTCTCGCCACCGAAGTGCAGGCCGCTGCCGTAATCGAGAGGTTGCGGCAGCAGCAGGTCATCGACCTGCAGCGGGTACGTGATGCGCAACAGCAGGTGACGGATTCGCGCGTTCCCGACACGCATGTTGCCAACGACAACGCTGCTGTCCGGTCTGAACGGGCGGGCCGGTTCGAAACCGGCAATATCGCGGCGCAGTTTCAGGACGTCGCCGTTACTGCAGCAATGGGCATGAACCCGCTGACGATCGGCTTGCAGCAGGGTACCCAGCTCAGCGCCGTCATCGGCCCTATGGGCGCCGCCGGCGCGGTGCGATCGCTGGGTGCAGCCTTTCTTGCGCTGATCAGTCCCGTGTCGCTCTTCACGATCGGCGCTGTGGCGGCAGTCGCCGCGATTATTCAGCTCGTGGGCGCGATCACCAACGAAACACCCAAGGCTGAGGAGGCGCTAGCGACTCATCTTGAGCTAATCGAGCAGCTGACGCGTGGGTATGACAGGGCCCGGGAGGCGGCGACCGGCGCGCTGGAGCGCGCCCAGATGCTACCGCGCGGTGTGGTCCTCTCCGACCTTGCCAAAAGTCTAAGCGAGCAGGCCGAAGCGGCCGGCAAGCTGCAGGAAAAGATCGACGCTACTAACAAGTCGCTGCAGGAAAGCGCCGATTTCGTTCGGGACATGCGCAAGGTCGGCGCCTCGCTGGGCGGCGACGATACCGAGCTTGCTAAGGTGCAGCAGCAGGTTGAGCTGATCCGCGATCTGGGTCTCTCGGCCGCCAGCACGGTTCCCGACATAGAAGCCGCCATGCAGGCGATGCGCGAGCTCTACAATACCAGCGACGATCCAACGCTGCGCGATATGGCCAACGATGCCTTCACGCTGGGCCAGAACCTGCTGGCCGTCGAGGCCCAGGCTTATGCGTCTCGGGCCGCGATCTCGGCGCTGCAGAACGAGGCGGCGTTCGACGATGCCATCGCCGACGCCGAGCGGTTCGCCGCCGCGATCGGCAAGATCAGCGGCCTGCGGCCGGAGCTGCGCTCGCCGCGCGAACAGGCAGTTGCGGCGCTGAACGAGGCCAAAGCCAGCGGCGGCTCCATCGAACGTCTCGCGGCGGAAAAGACGTTTGCCAGCGTGATCTCTGACATGGACGAAGCGGACCGCCGGCGCAAGGCAGAGGAGGGTGCGCGGGGCGCCGCTTCGGCCGCGAAGCGTGAGTCTCCGGCCGACAAATTCGGCGGCGCCGTGGCGCAGATGGAACAGGAGATCGCCGGCATCGAAGCGCGCACGGCCGCGCTCGGGCAGGCCACCTTCGAAACCGAGCGGGCTCGCGCCAGCACAGAACTGTTCAATGCGGCCAAAGAAGCCGAACTGGCGATCGACGCGCCGCTCGAGGCGCAGATCGACGCCCTCGCGACGCGCTACGCCGAGGTGCAGCTGGCGGCCGAGGGCGCGCAGCTGACGATGGCCAACCGCACGCCGTTCGAGGAACTGGGGTCCGAACTGAGGGGACTCCACGAGCTGCTGGCGGCCGGGGCGATTAGCTGGGAGACCTATGCTCGGGCAGTGGGCAATGCCACGGCCAATGCCGCGGGCACCGCCATCGGCGCGCTCGCCAATCTCTCCTCGAGCCTGTCGTCGGCGTTCGAGGACAACAAGGAACTGGCGGTGGCGACCGCCGTGCTCAAGGGCGCGGAATCGGTGGCCTCGGCGTATGCGGCAGGCAATGCCGTGTTCGGGCCGATCGGCGGCGCGGCGTTCGCGGCTGTGGCGGCCCTCGCGGCGGCCAAGAATGTCTCGGACGTCATGTCGGTCAGCCGGACGTCCAAAAGCATGGCGGGCGGCGGCGGGGCAGGGGCCACGCCGGCGATCCCGGCGGCGGCCGCAGCGCCGCAGAGCAAGTATGTCGGCGTGAACCTCTACGGCGACAGCTACAAGCGCGAGACGGTGGGCGGGTTGTTCGAACGGCTCAGCGACGAGCTCGACGACCGCGGCGTCAAGCTCAGCGTCAGCTACAAGTAGCGGACCGACCAATTGGCCTTCTTCCTTGCCCCCGCCCTGGTGCTGACGCCGCCGGTCGGGTTCGAACCGCACGACCCGGTGATCCTCTGGGACAATCAGGTGCGCGAAGCCTACATCACGGCCGACAGCGAAACCGCTGACGACCCGATCACCAATGCCGCCAATCCCGGCACCGACAATGTGTGGACGGCGGCGACGGCGACCGACCCGATCACCATCAATGTGGTGCTGGCGGGCGACGGGCTGATCCAGGCCGTGGGCATTGGCTACCACAATCTGGGTTCGACCGGCTGCAGCGTCGCCATCTGGGGCAAGACGGCCGAAGAGGGCGCCGTGTTCGTGGAGCTCAATGCCGCGAGCCTCCTCGGAAATGACGAGCCGGCGTTCCTGCGCATCTCGGACGTCAACCTGGCCGAGCTCGAACTGCGGCTGGTGCCGAACGGCACCGCGCCTTTCATCGGCGCCTACTATGCCGGCGAGGTGCTGACCCTCGATAACGGCATCGAGGTCGGCCACACGCCGATCAGCGATGGCGACGACGTCACGCTCATGAACGGCTACTCGCAGGGCAGCCGTTATCTCGGCTCGATCGTGACCGCGGCGAAGCGCTCGTCGAACCCGACGATCCGGCTCATCGACCCCGACTATTACCAGGCCAGGGTGCGGCCCTTCATCCGCGCCTTCAACCGCGGCGTGCCGTTTTTCTACAGCTGGGACGGCAGAGACGCCGGCTATTGCTGGGCCAGTGCCTCGACCAAGCCGGTGATCAGCCAGCGGACCGGCGAATATGACGTGACGCTGCCGATGGACGGCATCGCCACATGAGCATCCGGCAGGCGGTGCTCTATGCCGAACTCGATATCGACTGGTGCCAGCTCCGCTTTGGCGAGACCACTGAAGCCGGCACCTGCACGGCGACGATCGGCGAAGCCAGTCCGGCCAAATGCTTCAACACCATTGCCACCTGTCCAGTGCGCGAGGTGTTCGACCCGGCGCCGGTGACGCTGCGCTTTGCCGAGCCGCAGGACTATCTGAGCAAATCGATCCGGGCGATCCAGTCGATCGTCTCAGTCGACTTCACGCTCGCCCGGCTCGAACCGGGCGAGTCGCTGGGGACCCGGGGCACCGTCCGGATCCAGTTCAGGGAACATCCGTATCCCGACACCGGCCCGGGCTTTGACAAGTATGTCACCGAGCGGCCCTACAGCGCCTATGGGCAGGGCAGCTTCTGGAGCAAGTTCCGGGCCCGGCAGCCCTTCCTCCGCAGCGAGCCGCTGCGGCTGATCATGGGCTTTGCCGACCAGGCACTGGCCGAGATGGAAACCCGGCATTATTTCGTCGACAGTTTCGACGGGCCGACGCCGGACGGCCTCTACACGCTGATCGCCAAGGATCCGCTGAAATATCTCGACGGTGACCGGGCCAATGCGCCGCGGCCAAACAAGGGGTATCTCAGCGCCGACATCGCCGCGGACGCGACCGGGGCAACGCTGGCGCCTGCCGGCATTGGCGACGAGGACTATGAAGCCTCCGGGCTGCTCTCGATCGGCGGCAAGGAGACCATCGAGTTCACGCGGTCGGGCGATACGCTGAGCTTTGTCGAGCGCGGCCTCTACGGCACCGAGCCGCAGGCGCACAAGGGCGAGGACCGGGTGCAGGTCGGCCTGCTGGTCGATGCCAAGAACCCGGCCGAAATCGTCGATCTGCTGACCACAGGCTACGTGCCGGGCTGGGACGCGGATTGGAACCCAGTTGACGACTGGGAAGACGAAGTCACCGAGTACCTGCGGCGCGAATATACACGCTTCATTCCCGAGCCGACGCCGGTCAACCAGCTCATCGACGAGCTGATCGTCCAGGCAGGGCTCTGTATCGGCTGGGACGATCTCCGCGCCGAAGTGTTTCTGCAGGTGCTGCGGCAGATCCCCACCGACGCGGCGGTCTACGATGACCGCATCAACGTTGTGGATACGCTCAGGATCCGCGAGCAGCAGTCGCGGCGCGTCTCGGAAGTGTGGATGCGCTATGCGCAGCGCAATCCGCTCGAAGGGCAGACGACAGACAATTTCCCCGGCTTCCAGGTCGGCGCGGACCCCGAAAACGAGGAGAACTACGGCCAGCCGGCCATTCGCAAGGTCTGGGGCACCTGGTTGCCGCTTGGCGCCAGCTCGGCCGCCAACCGTTGCATCGACCTGATCATCGGCCGCTACGGCAAGCCGCCGCGCGAGTTTGCGTGGAGCCTTTTCCGCGGCACGCAGGAGCCGCCGGAAATCGGCGGCGGCTACCAGCTGGCGGCGCGGGGGTTGCAGGACGCGTCGGGTGCCGCAGAGCTGGTGCCGGTGCAGATCGTCGAGATCAAGCCGCTCAAGCATGGCTGGGACGTGGTGGCAATCGAGATGCGCTACACCAAGCGCGCCTCCGACGACGTGGCCAACAAGTCGATCTCGTTCAACGTCAACCAGAACGGTATCAACCTGCGGACGGTGCATGACACGCTGTTTCCCGATCCGGTGGACGGCGACACGATCAATGCGTTCATCCCCGAAGGCGTCATCCTGGGCGCAGCGGCGCTCGGGGCGCCAGCCTTCACCATTGGCAGCTGGCCGACGCTGAGCTTTACCGGCACGCGCACGGACGGCAGCGCCACGATCCTCGTGGACGACACATCAGAGTTCGCTGTGGGCATGCCGGTGGGTGGCCCCGGCCTCGTGGACTATCCGCGAATCGTCTCGATCGACCCCGACACCTCGATCACGCTCGATGACGAGGCGCAGGCCGATGGCGCGACGACGCTGGTGCTCTACACCATCATCATCAACCTCTATGCCCGCGGCCGTGGGCAGGGACCAGGCGGTCGCGGGGGGCGCGGCGCAAGCTGGAACCCGACGCAGAACCCGAGTAACGGCGAGGCCGGCGGTACGGCGCTCTACCTGCGCTATCCGATCAATCTCTTCCTCGACGTCGGTGCGGCGGAGATTTGGGCTGGCGGCAGCGGCGGCGGCGGCGCGGACGTGCTCAATCTCGACCAGGCGCGGGGTGGTGGGGGCGGTGGGGGCGCCGGCATTCCCGGTGGACCCGGGGGCGATGGACCCGGCAATGCGCAGGATGGCGGCACCGG